GGGGTGGGTGCGGTGGTGCTCATGACTTTTCTAATGCCTCGGCTGCCTGCCGAATGCGAAAACGCATGCGCTTTGACAGGTAGTTGTCCACGTCTGCCACCTTGGCAATTCTGGCCATACTGAATCGGGGCTTATAGCTTCCTGATCTGGTGAACATGATGACTGGTTTGACGGTTGCCCCATGAATTCCGGACTTAGCCCAAATGCCAGGTGACAAATGGCTAGTGTTGCCACCTCGTAGCCTGCCGTAAGCGACAAAGTACACAAGGCCGTTGATTGTTTTGTAGCCTTTTTCACTCAAGCCACGATTGGCCAGCTTGTCTTTGCGCTTGCTGGTCATGTTGGCGCGATGACCTTGCTCTGCAAAGCCTTGAAAATAGCTGATCAACTGCACAATGAACGATCCTTTGAAGTTGCCACGCGCGTCAACACTCCCTGGAAGCGGGTCTTTCGGTGGCGTGGTTTGGTAGCCAGCGGGAAGGATGCCAACGCGTCGCAATGCGGCCTCGACGCGCTTGTCCCGGCGCGGGCCGCCAGCCTCTTGTGCGGCCAGAATCTTTTGCGGGTCAATACCCTTGCCGCCGTAGTAGGTTGGCAGGATGGTGGCTTGTAGCTTGTCAGGTGTAGCCATTTCAATCCACACACTTTTCTTGACGTAGGGTGTCACCTGGTTGAACACAGAGTTCATCTCGCTGATCATGGTGCGCTTGACTTGAAAGGCTGTGTCGTTGATGGCTTTGGCCGATGCCTCCTTGATCCCCCGGTCAGACAACATGCGCAACTGCTTTTGAACTTTCTCCAAACCTTCAATCTTGATGTTGACTTGCATGGTCTTGCCTCACGATGATTGAAAGTGTGGGTAGTTGGGGAAGAACTGCGCCGGGTCATGCTCTGCGGCCACAAACTGGCCGGCCTCACGGTGGCGCCACAGCGACACGGTGGGTTCACCGTCCTGGCTGCCCTCGTAGTTGCGCTGCTTGCGGCACAGCAGGTAGGCGTCAGGCTCGGTGCGCTTGGTGCTCAGGTCGCCACGAATGCGGCCCATGTCTTCCTTGGGCTTGTTGCGCCACACCATGAACAGATTATCAACCTGGTCGGTTATGGAGCCGCTGCCCTTGGTGTCGTGCTTGTCGGGAAGGTCACCCTCTTTGCTGGGTTTCTTGAGGTGGTGCACCACATGGATGTGCATGTCGTTGTCCTTGGCCAGGGCGCACAGGCTGTTGATAAAGTCCTTTTGGCCGTTGTAGTCATCCTCATCACGCACGCACTTCATCAGGCTGTCGATGAAGATGTGGGTGATGCCCAGCTCTTGCGCGCAATACTTCACCATGCCCAGCACCGTGACCGCATGCGCTGTGCCGGTTTGGTCGTACAGCCACAGGCAGCCGCGCGTCCAGTCGCCAAACTCGTCGTACAGCGAACCCAGCACATCCATGCCGGCAGGGCTTTGGTAACTGGGGTCTTGCGGGTTGGTCATGGCAAACATGCGCACCATTCGCGCCACCGTCACCACCGGCTTCATTTCGAAGCTGGCCACGCACACGCGCTCACCCTGCCCCACCAGGCTCAGGGCCACTTGGGTGGTCAGGTCGGTCTTGCCGTGGCCGTTTTGGCCGGCCCACATGGTGACCTCGCCCTTGCGAAACTCAAAGCTGTCATTGCACTTGGGCCAGGGCAAAAACGTGCGCTTGGCACTTGCGCGGGCGCGTAGCCGGTCTTTGGCCAGCTGCACAAAATCAGCCGCCGGCTTGACTTTGGTCTGGTGGTCGGTCTCTGCGAAGTAGGCCGCAAAGTCGATCACGTCGTCAGCAAGAAATTCAGGCACTTGAAGGCTCCCTGGTGAACACTTGGCACCAGCCGCGCTGGGCGCTGGGTGGGCAATCTGGCAGCACATGCACAGCCGCCACGGCAGCGGCGCCGGCTGCCTTGACACGCTCGAACAAGGCCACGGCACGGGCCTCGGTGGTGGCACTGATGCTGACGCGCAGGCCCACCAAAAAGCGCAGGTCGAGCATGCCGATGTGGTCGCCATGTGTGCACACCGTGGCCTGTTCGGACTGCTCAAACCAGTCGGTTTTGCAAGGGTAGTCGTTGACGAACACGAAGCGCGGTGCGCGGTGCTGCATGCGCTGTTCGATGATGCTGGTGTGGCCGCGCATCAGATCGCTCCTGGCAAAATTCCGCTGGCGGTGGGGGTGTTGGCGTTGGCCTGGTTGGCAAAATCTGCGCTGTCCGACATCTGGCCTTTGACGATGGCCAGCATGTACTCGAAGCCCTTTTGCCGTTCCACCGCCTTTTTCCCAGCATCGACAAAAAGCCCGATGTCAGCGCCGGCCTCCAGCAGCGCTTTCAACATCAAGTTTCCGGGTGCCACCTTGCCCATGCCAATGGCTTTGAGGGCAACACACACAGCGCCTGCCATGGTGGCGGTATTCGGAGTTTGGTTTTCATCCGACAAATCGCTCTGAGAGATTCCATTTGGGTTCAATGGGAGATTCAGTGTCCCGTTTTTGGTACTGGTAGGTGTCCCGTTTTTGGTACTGGTAGGTGTCCCGTTTTTGGTACTGGTGTCAACCTCTAGACCAGTCCCGTTTTTGGTACTTGTACCAGTACCGTTTTTGGGACTGGTTGGGGCCATGGTTTTGGCACCGTCTTCGCGCCCGTTGACGCCCACCAAACGATAACTATTCCCATTACCCAAAGACCTTGAAACAACAACCAAACCCATTTCCTCAAGCTCGGATATTGCGTTTAGGATGGTTTTACGGTCAAGGCAGGTGTCGGCCTCAAGGCGGGCAATGGATGGCCAACAAACGTGTGTTTCACCCGCTCGGTCGGCCATGCTCAACAAGACAATTTTGCGAGTTGGGGAAATACTCAGGGACCAGGCCCACTTGGTGGCATCGACACTCATTTACTGCTTTCAAAGACAAGGCGCAGCGGTGCTGCAGGGTGATTGCTGATCAGGCACAGGCGCTGCTCAGGCACGCGCTCGATCAATCTGGCGGCCAGCAAGCACGAAATGGGCTGAGTGAAGCTGGACGGCTCAAAACGGTGCCCGTTGCCCATGTTGACCTCATGCTGACGGGAAATCTCTTTGCACGTCATGTCATCCACGCCACGCGCTTTAGCCAAAGTCAGGATATTGAGAATTGCATCCTGCAGGCCCTTGCGCTGCTTGTTGGTCTGGGCATCACGTGCCTGGGCGCTGGTATGGTGCGTTTGATGGGTATTTGGGGGAAAGGCGGTGGTGTGCATGATGTCCCTTTATGCGCGCTTGCCATCCGCATTACGCCGGGCCAGGGACTCGCGCAGGGCATGCAGGCTGGCGATGAGTTCGCCGCACTCCTTGTCGATGCGGCGCAGCTCGTTGTCGCTGATCTTGCCGTCTACCAGGTCGCCGCCGACCTCTTTGCACAGGTCACCAAACTCGCGAGCGGTGTCGGCCAGGCGCAGCATGCAGTCATCACCCATCAAAACGGTGGCGTCAGGCAGGGGCACCAACATCTGGCCACAGTCGGTGGCGAATGCTTCGAGGATGCGCAGATCGCCCGTGAGGATGGTGATCTTTTCCGCGTCCAACAGGCCCAGCTTGGCAGTGCCAGTGGCGGTGAGCTCGTGGCTCAAACTCGCGTGTGATTTGCCCAAGCGTGGCGCCAATGACACCGAGCCACCGGGGTAATCGTGCACCACGTTAAAAGCTGCGTCTCTGAGGCTCATTGCATTGCTCCTGAAAACTTGTGATTGATTTGCATGAAAGCTGGCTGCACAGTGCGGCCATGCACCGCACGAACAAAAGCACCACCCACCGCCCGGCCTGCGGAACCGCTGCGGGAGGTCAAGCCTGCATCGACGGCGCGAGGGAGGATCACGCCAGAAAGACGGGCAAAGCCGGGTTGACGGTGGGTGGTGGCAAAAGGGGTGGGGCTACCAGCCGCCTTAAACTGCGAGTTCCTCAACACGCCAGCGAAAGGCAGCCCCATGAAATACACGTTAGAAGAAATGCAATTTGCAGCATCTGTGCGGGAGATCGCTGCAAAGCGCAGAACCGCATTGACAAGAGACATGACGGACGAAGATCTCGCCGAGTTCAACAGCAAACCCATGAACAGTTTGATCGTGGATGTTTTGAAAGAGCTGGAAGGCATAGCTGGTGTGATCAAACAACACGCAGAGGGTGTCCCTCTGCTATCTGGCGATCAAAATTAATCCCAAACGCTTTAAGCGCCTGTTCCATCTCTGCATCATTGCGATCAGATTCAGAAGAATCCGCTGGAAGCACTGGGCAGGAAACCCAAGGAACAGGGTTATGCACCACACCGCCAAAACCGTACCAGGCGCTTAAGTTGTTTTGTGCCAGGCGACGGGCGGCGGCGCAATCGGCTTGTATTAAGGCCATCTCAGCGCGCATCGCCCTAACCTCAGCGGTCAGCGCTGCGATTTGTTCTGATATTTCACACATGAGCGGCCCCCTGCTCTGTGGCTTGGGATTGGCTGGCCAGCTCGGGCCAGTACTTGTGCCAGTCGGTGGGGCGCATCTCTTGGCAGGTCACTACACCATCACTGAACGCCTCGATGGCTTTGCAGTGCTCGGCGGGAATGGCTTTTTCGCCGCTGACCATGTTCGATACAAACGCCTGAGACACATCAATGGCTTTCGCCAAAGCCATTGCCCTGCCACGTTCAGCTTCGATCCAGTTTTTAAGTTTCATGGCCACATTATTAACCATTGGCTTAGCAATAGTCAATAGCCTTTTGTTAATTCCAAAAATTAACCAAAGGTTTTCTAATTCATGCCATGCAAACCGCATCTGAAACACGACGAGCAAGGCTAGAAATGCTTATAAAAAAGCATGGGAGCATTGCTGAGTTGAATGTTTTGATGGAGTGGCCGCGAACCGACCCGAAACTTGCGCAAATCCGAAGCGCTAATATGCGGAGTGGGCGCGACAAGCCGTATCAGATGGGTGATGCAATGGCGCGTGAAATAGAAGAAAAATTGTCGTTGGGTCTTGGCTGGATGGACACTCCACCCAGCTACTCTGAAATGTTAGGAGACGACGACCCGCGCACCAAAGTCATGCAGTTGATGGAGGCCATGCCTCCGGATCAATGGGCGACTGCGGTGCGCTTACTGGATGCTCTTGCGCAACCAGCCGTCGCCAACGGTGCCAATACCTAAAGCCAGCGGCGTCATTCTGCAATTCCGGCGGCGCGACGGTTGAATGCCTTTGAAAGCAAGCCCATGAACCAACAACACTACGAAACAATCTCAAAACTGCACCAAGCCCAAGGCGGGCTGAATTACTGCCTGGATGTTTTTGGCGACCACCTTGCAACCCGGGAAGGTTACAAGTCGGTCACCGGACTGGACGCGGTGCACTACTACCTGGTCCAAAAACACCATTGGCTGGTACGCGATGTCAAGTCAATGTCGATGGATGACCTGAGATTTGCGCTAACTGAAGAGTTAGAAGGTTGGTCTTTGCCACCAGCAGCGCGTCTTTAGCCTGGCCGCGCACCGAGCGCGAAATTTCAGCGCTCTCAGCCATTGTCAATCGCCGCCCCCGTTTGAGTTGGTCACGCAGTTCTGCCAATACCGTGGGCAGCACCCGCCCCAAAAGCCGTTCGTCTGACATGGCCACATAGCTGCTGTCGGGGGTGCCCCAGCAGCTGGCTTGCATGTGCACCACGCCAGCCGCGTCGATGTCAAGCACTATTTGCGCGCCCGTCTGTCGGGCCGACGTCACCGTTTCAGGTGGTTTTTTTTCGTCTGTCATTTTGAGTCCTTAGCCCGACACCATGCCGGGTGCTGCATTATTGTAAAATAATTAACCAAAGGCTATTGCATTAGCTAAGCCAATGGTTAATAATTCACTCCAACCCGCCAACCTCAGGCGGCAACAGGAGTGAAAAATG